ACTAAAAAACTTGAAAATATGTCGAAATTTATTGATATGGTTATTCATGAAAAACTAATTGTTTTCAGACGTAAACGAATAGATCTCGAACGCGAAATGGAAAATATATTCGATAAAATTGATGGTTCATACGAATATCTCTTGAATATCAAAACGTATCAGTATACACTCGAAGCTATACAAAGTATCAGGGAAGAAACAACAAAATCGAGAATCGAACTTGATACATTACAACAGATGTCTCATATCGATATGTGGAAAAGGGATTTAAAAATATATAAACAATAAGTAGTAAGTATGTGTGATATATCCGGCCCAGATACTGGTTCTATAGTATCACTTAATGCAATTGGTAAACAAGATACATACCTTTTAGAAGATGACCCTATTCATTCGATCTTTAAGTATGAACCTAAAAGACACGCTAATTTTACAAAGTTTCATAAAAGTTTAAACGTTAATAAACCAAATAGTTCTTCAACATCTTGGCCTTTTGGTGAAACTATAAAAGTTATGTACAACCCAAGAAATATGGGTGATCTTTTAGCAAATATGTACGTAACGTTTGAATTACCCGCTTTAACGGGTTCTGATAGTTATTACGCGGATCAAATTGGGAGACATATTTTTAAATCTGTAACCATGCGCGTCGATGAAACCGTCGTTGAAAAATATCACGGTGATTGGGGTATCATATATGATGAATTATATCTTGATGAATCCGAAAAGAGAACAAAGAGGTACACGTTAAATAGAAATAATGCAGAAGATACATCTTTATTATCTGGTAATCAAATATTAGCTCAAAATAAATCACGCGTTTATATTCCTATACCTTTACTCTTTTCCCGTAAGTATGAAAGTGATGAATACGAAACAAATAAACCAAATCGTCCCTACTTTCCAATATGTGCTATACATAAACAAAAACTTCAATTTGAGTTTGAATTTCATAAACAATCTTTTTTTACAAATGCAGCGGATAATCTTACTGTAAATAGTTTTGATATAGTCACTGAAGAAATAACACTCGAACCAATTGAACGTACTTATATAACAAATAAGAGACATGTTCTCGTTACCGATATTGTTAAAAAACACCCCACTTTGGACATACCAGTGGGTGTACAAAACGCAAAACTTGAACTTGTTCCAAAAACACCGGTAAAAACACTTAATTGGTTTTTTAGACAAAACGCGTTTGAAAACGAAAATACACATGAAGGTGGTACAACTTTACTTGCAAACGTATTTGCAAATAGATACAACTTTTCATCAAATGTAGAATATTCTATTAACAATGAATTTTATAACCCACCAATGGCAAGTGCTAAAATATTTGTAAATGGTGAAGATGTACCAAATGTTCAAGATAGTGATCATAAATATTTTAAATATGTTGTTCCATTTTCAAGTCGTTTATCAAGACCTTTGCGAAACATTTATACGTATGCATTCTCGATGAATCCTATTAATGTGGAACCATCGGGAATGTTGGATTTTAGTCAGTTACAGTCAAATAGAACTGTTTTAGATATAAATATGAAACAAGGACTTACAAGTGACTATACACTACACTTATATTATGTAGGATATCAAACATTCATTTTTGAAAATGGTATCATGACACTTGTTTAGAAAAAAGAGCATTTTTATGATCGTGAATATACTCAATTATATTATTTTTTATACACCATCTTATGAAATTCAGCTGTGCAACAGTCGTATGTATTTCATTTGATGTACCCGGAACAGTGTACGATATTTTAGACGAACGACAGAATGGGTCAAAAAGTTTTTTACTGTATCCATCTAAACTTGATTTATATGCACAATGTACACTAAATATTTTACCATCGTTTGTCTTATACGATAAATTGTTTTTCTTCGAATAATTTGTAATAAACCATTCAAGGTTTCGTAGAGAAATACCACCAGTTTTATTTAGAATTTCTAAAAGTGTAGCTCTATTCTCGGGGTTATTATAAAATGTATCGATCGATGTTAGTAGAATAGCTGATTTATTCATTATTACATTATTCCACGCAATTCTCTAAATCCCTTTCTTGATACTTCACATGCCGGACACCCCGGTTTAAATATACATTCCGATAAATTATGTGTATGACGTATACCTTCATTATTTTTAGAAACCATTTCTATTGGACCTCTAAGTTGAGGTTGATCAATATGACTCCCACACATTCCATTAAGTTTAGCTTTTGCTGTACATGGAGAACCATCCTTTTTAAAACCTCTACAAAAATTTAATGGGTTTGGTATATCCGCGAGTAACAATTTTAAATTTATAGAATATTTAAGTGATATTTTTTGCATTTCCTTAACCATACGCTTATACAGTTCCGTTTCTACCTCTTCGTCCCAGAGTGTTTTTAATTTTCTGGATGACATATTTTATATACGTCACTATTTTTTAAGCGTTTTGAACATATCACTTATTTTCGGCTGTCCTTCAATTTCAGCCTCTAGTTTTTTCTTTGGACGTCGTTTTGGTTTCACACGAGTTAGAAGTTCACCAAATATCTCTTCTTTCGGATCTTCAAAGAGTGGTTCAATTAAATCACATACGGGGTTTAGAAACTTGTTTATAAAATAATAATTATAATCAACTTTTAAATTATTGTCTTTTGCGTATTTTGGATCTTCCGACTTTTCAAATGCCTTTGCTTTAGGATCGCCCGTATCGAGAAGAATGTAAGGTACACGATCACCTGATTGTGGTTCAGAACCCGGTTGTCTTTCACGCATTTTTCGTACAACTTGAACATGAGCTTGATTAATATCTTTAATATCGGGACTATTAATAGAAACCGCGAACCCTTTTGATTTATACGAATCTGATAAACCCTGACTCAAAATTAGTTTTTCGTTAGGTACATCACCTTCAATAAGTTCAATAGCCCTTTGTAAAGCGAGTTCTTTTGGTGGGCCGGTATCACTACTTTCTAAAACAACATCGAGAAGTTCTTTACATACTTCACGCATGTGAGGTGTATTATCCCTTCGTACCAATTGAAGTCCTTTGACGTCTATGTAATCCATGTTCATATTACCATCTTTACCCTTTGTCCAAAGTTTTGCCGCATATCGTTTCTTTGAATATAAGAAATACGGGCAATATACCTTTTCAAGTTCAAGGTTATTCGGTGCTTTGAAGAGTTTAGTACATTCTTCAGCAGCACGTTCACCTATTTCCCAACTATATTCAATTGCTTCCTTCCCGGTACGGTTTCCCACATCAAATTCAACCATAACTGAATCCGTGTCACCGTACCTTACCTTTGATCCTGGAAAATTCTTTTCAACATACGCTTTTGTTTCATCAATCATACTCCGACCTTTTAGAGTTACCGTTGAGGCAATTTGTACACATGGTAACATACCTTTTGATGCACCTGTAAATCCATATACAGAGTTCATCGACACTTTATACGCCAATTGTTTACCATTATACATTTCTTTCAGGGCACCAGTCGATTGCGCCATATCTTTTTTAGCTTGTTTTCTAAACTGTTTTAGTTCTAGAAGAATACTTGGTAAAAGACTGGGAACATCTTGTGCAAACTTGTAAAATCCAAACGTTTCGTATGTTACACCAGGTATATTTTCATATTTGGAATCCATAACCATCGATGAATAACATAAATTGTGTGCCATCATAATTGATGGATATAGACCTTCAAAATCCAGTGCTGTTATTGGTCTATAATAGGCGCCTTTCTGTGCGTCTAGAACAGTTGCACCTTCATACCCATCCGCAGAATATTGCCCCCATGATATAGTTGGAACCATAAACCCCATTTCACGTGCCTTTTTTGTTAACAAACTAAACACTTTGATTTGTTGTCCTCTTTCAACTAAATAACAGAGGGGAACCCACGTCGCTTTAGCCATTTCCAGGAGATTAACAAGTATGGATAATTTTGATAACAAACGATGGGGTAACAATGTATCCTTAATACAATACTCTGCAACCTCACGTAACTTTACGGGGTCTTCTTCGACAAAACGCGCAAACATTTCTTTCGGTGGCATATCAATTTTATTGTCACCGAGGTAGAGTTTCGAAACATTATCGAGTTTATACGAATCAAGTTTATACCCTTTTTTAACTTCATGAAATAGATCGAAAATAAACCGTCCAGGCATAGGTAAAATCTTAAGTGCATTGTCTCCAAGTGCACTCGACGATAGCTTCTTATACACAAGTTCACATGAGTGATTTTTCATTTTACTTATTTCATAAAAAGATTGATCACATTTTGTCATGACTGCACGTTTCATTATATATTCTAAATCAAAACCAAATATGTTCCACCCGGTTATAATATCAATATCTTTTTCCATAAGGTATTCCTTAAATGCCATAAGCATTTCGCGTTCGGTCTCGTAACTCTTAATTATACTCCCTTCCAGATTTGAATCTGTTTTTTTATAACAAAAACATATTTTATCGTACGGTACGTCAGAACCAAAATGTGTAAGTGATACAGCAATCTGGAAACATGCATCATCTTTTACATCTGCATCAGGAAACTTACCCGTTGAACTATTACATTCAATATCCACAGACGCGACTACAAAAGGTGCAGTTTCTGGAATATCAACCGGTTTAAGAGTTTTCCAGTCGTTACAGAACAGATCTATATTAACATGTGCTAAATGTGAGCGTACACACGTATCTCCCGAATCCATCCACCCAGTGGATTGAATGTTAGTTCGGTGCATTAACCTCAGAACAGGATCCAGGTTTGATTCATAGACTTTATATTTCATGGATTCATCGGGTAATGTACGTTTCAAACGACCGTTTACCATACGTCGTGCCGCGAGGTTCTTAAAATTTAATTGCATAAAAATAAATTTTTCGTTATTTTGGAAACCCCAGACATCTTTAGATTGAACAATATCATAACTTACCATACATTCAGGACATACTTTATCAATCTTTGTATATAAATTACGAATATCCATTTGTGATGTTTTCTTCGGGAGTTTCACGAAGAAGTATGGTGTAAAACTGGTCGTAACACACACAGACTTACCTTCGTTTGTTTTACCAAAAATACTAATCAAGTGTTCATCCTCTGTGTCTTGTGTTTCCCAGGTCAATACTTGGAACACGACCATTTTTATCTTATTACGTTAACGCCTGATTTTTTTAATATAGTATAGTAGTAAATATGTCA